ATGCGTCATACGAACAGCTCGGAGCACTTGCTGCCGGCGACGTGCGCAAGACCATCGCGGGCATCACTTCGCCACCGCTGAAACCGGCCACCATCGCGGCCCGTCGTCGTCGCTACGCGCAGCCCGGCGGCAAGCTGGACAAGCCGCTCGTCGACACCGGCATCGTGATCGGATCGGTGACGCACCTCGTCACGAAGGCGGGCGAATGATTCCCGGCTCGAACCTGCTGCGGTCAGCATTGAGCGTAATTGCCCGACAAACGGTCATTCTGTCCCGATGGACGGGCAGCGTGACCAATGCGGCAGGCCTCGACGTATCGGCATACGCGGCAGCCGAGACGATCACCGAGGGAAGCGTACAAGCCGTGCCGCGCAACCGTTACGACTCGCTCGGGCTGGACTACAGCCGGAGTTACGTCACGTGGTTCACCACCGCGACCGCGCGCGGAATTGAACGCGACCGGGCGCCGGATCAATTCACTTACGGCGGCCGGCGGTACGACGTGCAGCTCGTCACCCCGTGGAATCTACAGGACGGGTGGAACGAAGTGCTCGGGATCGACATCGGGCCAGCCAGCGGCACGCAGACGACGATCGAGACATGAGAGATCGCGAACTCATCGCCGCCGTGATCGCCGCCGCGTCGCCGGTCCTATCCGCGCGCGCGCTCCCGTCCGTGATCAAGCAGGCGCAGCAGCCGACCGCGCAGGGAACGCCGATCGCGACGACCTATTTCGGGCAAGTCATCACCGAGCGCCGCTACGGATTCGAGCAATTCGCCGAAGTCTGGAACCCGTTGACCGAGCAGTTCGACACCTTTCAATCCCAGCAAATCGAGACGGTTGTGCAGTTCGGCGCAAGCGGCCCGCAGAACCCGGCGCTACTGACCGAGAACAGCCTCCCGGACCTCGTGCGGGCGCTGGCGTCGGCTATCCAGTCGGAACGGTGCCGGGCGGCGCTGCGGGCCGCAGGGGTTGGGCTGCAGCGCGTGCGCGACATTCGCATCGTGTATGCTATCGACGACAGGAATCAGCACGAGGCGAGCCCGTCTGTGGATGTGACATTGACCCATCGCGACACCTATATCGACACGCTGCCGGCAGTGACCGCGCGCGAGGTCGTCATTTTCCGAGTCTAAGAGGACCGCACCCGTGACCATTCCGTTTTCCCGCTATGTCCGCATCGTCTCCGGTGTCGGCGCCTCGGTCGGCGTGCGTCAGCGCGACTTGATCGGGCGCATCTTCACCACGTCCGCGCTGGTATCGCCGTCTGCCGTCCTCGAATTCACCGATGCAGCAGCGGTCGGCGAGTATTTCGGCACGACCTCGAACGAATACAGCCGTGCGCTGTTCTATTTCGCATATCAGTCGCCGACGCTGGGCACGCCTCGCCGGCTGTCGTTCGCGCGCTACTCGCCGTCGGGCAACTCCGCCGGCATCTTCGGCGCGACGCACGCATCGCTGGCGACGCTGCAGCAGGCGACCGCCGGACAGTTCGCGCTGGTATTCAACGGCGTGACGGTCCCGGTGACGGGCGTCGACCTGTCCGGCACGGCCAGCCTTGCCGATGTCGCGCAGGAAGTCCGCGACGCGGTGAACGCAACGGTCAACGCCAACACCACGAACGCCATCATTCTGTACGATGCGGGGAATCAGCGGTTCCAGTACAACGCCAACCTGACCGGCAACGTGACGATCGCGGTGCAGGCGACCGGGTTCGGCGTCAATGACATCGCGACCGCGCTCGGTTGGGCCGGCGCCGATACGATCCTCGTCGACGGCTCGCTCGCGCAGACCCCGAGCGACGCATTCAGCCGTGCCGAAAACCTCACCAACAACTTCGGTTCGTTCGTTTTCCCGACCAGCTTGACGCTGTTGGAGCATGCCGAGCTGGCCGAACTGAATGCCGGCCGCAACGTCCTGTATCAGTATATGGTGCCGGTGTCGGCCGCCAATGCGTCCAGCTGGTCGGCCGCGCTGATCGGTTTCGCGGGCACGGGAATCACCCTGTCGCCGCTGGCGTCCGAATTCCCGGAAATGCTGCCGATGGCGATTCTGTCCGCGACCGATTACGGCCGGCGCAATTCGGTCGTGAACTACATGTTCAAGCAGGCCGGAGGACTGACCCCTTCGGTCGCAACCGGCACGCTGGCCGACACCTACGATGCCCTGCGCGTGAACTACTACGGCGAGACGCAAACGGCCGGGCAGTTCCTGCGCTTCTACCAGCGCGGATTGCTGTGCGGTGGCGCGGCGGCAGCGGTCGACATGAATGTCTACGCGAACGAGCAATGGCTGAAAGACAGCGCGGGCGCCGGAATTATGGCGCTGCTGCTGTCGTCCGGCCGCGTGCCGGCGAATGAAACCGGGCGCGGGCAGATCCTTTCTGCCATTCAGGAAACCATCGATGCTGCGCTGTTGAATGGCGTCATCAGCGTCGACAAGCCGCTGAACAATGCCAGCAAGGTGTTCATCACGCAGCAGACCGGCGACCCGCTCGCGTGGCATCAGGTTCAGGGCTCCGGCTACTGGGTCGACGCGCAGATCGTGTCCTACGTCGGCCCCGGCGGAACGACCGAATGGAAAGCGGTTTACACCCTCATCTATTCCAAAGACGACGCGATCCGCTTCGTCGACGGCACCCACGCTCTCGTCTGAGGACTGCGCACATGCAAGACATTTCCGCTTTTGGTGCCCGCGTCACCGTCCGGGCATCGGTGACGTTCCCGCAGTCGTTTTCACTCACGCAGTTCAGCGACGACACGGACCCCTTCGACATCCCGGCGCAAGAACTCGGGACCGCGACGATGGGCGTCAATGGCGACCTGATCTTCGCCAGCAAGGCGACGCCTGTGCCGATCACCCTGAGCGTCATCCCCAACACCGACGACGACAAGAATCTCGACGTGCTGGCGATGGCGAACATGGTCGGCCGTGGCAAGCAGTCGGCGCGCGACATCATCACCATCTCGGTCATCTACCCGGACGGTTCACAACGCACGTTCGCGCAGGGCAAGATGACCAATGCGTCCCTTGCGCCGGGCGCGTCCAGTGCCGGCCGACTCAAGACCCGCGTCTACACGTTCGCGTTTGAGTCCCTGACGAAGAGCGGCGGCGCATGATCCAGCCCAAGACCGTACCGATCGAATGCGAGGACGGTACGACGCGCGAGTTCGTGCTGTCGAAGTTTCCCGCAATCGCCGGGCGCGAGATACTGACGCAGTACCCGATCACGGCGACGCCAAAGGTCGGGGACTACGCCGCGAACGAGGCGCTGATGTTGAAAGTCATGTCCTACGTTTCGGCAGTCGGCGAGGGTGGGCGCGAGATTCAGCTCACGACCCGCGCGCTGGTCGACAACCACGTTCCCGATGCGCTGTGCCTGATGCGTCTGGAAATGGCGATGGGGGACTACAACTTCGGTTTTTTTCTGAAAGGCAAGGCCTCGACTTTCTTCGGCGCTATCGAAGCGAATGCGAAAGCGTGGATTTCCCAAACGTTGACGGCCTTGTCGGCGCAATCTGCGGTGAAGGGCTCGCCGAGCTCTGGCAGCTTGAAGAAAAGTACACGCTTGAAAAAGCACTAGACCTATTCGAGATCGTCGCAACCCGGCGGTTCAATGAGTGGAGCGCCGTAGAGCAGCAAAAACAGCGAGGCCGGTGACGTGTCGATTCTTGAGACCTTCTATTTCCTGTTCGAGTCAGACGCATCGAAACTCGACAAGGGTCTCGACGAGGCGAACCGGAAAACCGACAAGCTAGAACGCAACCTGCAGCAGACGGACAAGGCTGCTGATATGGTCGGCGGGTCGCTGATGAGGCTGGCGGGCGCTGCGGGTGCGGCGCTCGGAAGCCTGCTTGCGTTCAGCGCGGTAAAGGCGACGATCGTCGAGACCGCTGCAGCCATGGACGACCTCGGGGACAGGGCGGCAGAGTTCGACATCCCGGTCGAGGAACTGAGCGCGTGGGCGATGGCCGTCACGATGTCGGACGGCTCGCAACAGGGCTTCATTTCGTCGCTGCAGGCCATCAATACCGGCATGGTCGCAATCGCCACGACCGGCAAGGGCCGCATGCTCCCATTCTTGAAAGAGATGGGACTCGACATGGCGGACGTGAAGCGCGCGGCGAAAGACCCGCTATTTGCGCTTGAGCAGATGGCCGACAAGTTCAAGGGCCTGAGCCGCGCGGAGGCCGCCGGCTTGGGCGCAAAGATCGGGCTTGATCAAGGGACGATCAACCTGCTATCGCGCGGACGCGAAGGCGTCGCGGAACTGATCGCCAAGCAGAAAGAGCTAGGCGTCCAGACGCAGGAACAGACCGGCCGCGCCGCCAAGTTCGACGAGACGATGAAGGAGTGGAAGGCTACATTCGCCGAAATCAAGCGCGAATTCGTCTCGACCTTGCTTCCGCCGATTACCAAATTCTTCAAGATCATGAGGCAGCTTGTCGGCTGGATGTCCGACAACAAGCCCTTCGTGATCGCGTTCTTCGGCGCGCTGGCGGCGATCATCATCGGGACCTATGTTCCGGCCGCACTGACGGCTGCCGCTGCCACGTGGCTGTGGCTGGGGCCGTTGCTGGCCGTCGTGGCTGGAGCCGCGCTCGCTGCTGCTGCGATCGGCCTCGTTTCCGACGACCTCTACAACTTCATGCAGGGCAACGACTCGGTCACCGGCGAGATCGCCAAGAAGTGGCCGGCCGTCGGGACCGCGATCAGGGATGCCGGCAACTCGATCGCTTACCTGATGGCGCTGTTCGAGGCATTCGGTACGCTGGTCGGCGAAACGCTAGCCGGCGCGGGCGCGGATGCGGTCGATACCTTCAGCAACAAGATTCGATTCCTCGTCGACGAAATTTCGCAGCGCATTCCGATCGTCGGAGACGTGTTCAACGCCGTGACCTCGGCGATGGGCGAAGCGATTTTCAAGGTCGTGAGCGCGTGGGACTGGCTGGTTTCCAAGGTGCGGCGGGGCATCGAGATATTCATGTCGGCCGTCGATGTCATACAAGGATTGCACGGAATCATCCCCCGCTCGCTTGGGTTCGGCGCGGCGCCGGCTGCGACTGCGGGAACGGCTGTTGGCATGCCTGCGGACACGATCGCCAACATGACGAAGGGCCGGAAGATCATGTCGGCCACGAATAGCCCGCTGATGTCGCAGACCTCAAGCAGCATCGCGAACTCTAGCCGGACGACCAGCAAGACGACCAACGTCACGGTGCAGAAGGTCGAGGTCAACGCGCCGAACGCGGTCGACGGGCAGGAGGTCGGCCAGTACATGAGCGCCGGCCTGACAGGCGCACTGCGCGGCGCGATCGATGAATCCGATGACGGGGTTGTCGCGTGACCGCGTCCGCTGCTGACATCGTCGGCATCTTCGACAGCGATCTCCGCCAGCTGGTGCCGGAGGGTCGGCCGATCAAGGCATCGATCACGGAGCCGTCGAAGGTCATGGAACATCCGCTTGAGGATGGCGCGACCGTGGCCGATCACCGGGTGTTCCTGCCGGTAGAGATCGAATTGACGATGCTGGTTCCGCTTGAGATTTTCCAGCGCCTGCGCGCGATCTACCGCCAGACGGAAACGGTGACGATCCAGACCAACGCCGCCAGCTACGACAACATGATCATCGAGACGCTGCCGCATGACGTGACGCCGGACGCCTTCGACATGCTCCCGGTGGCCGCCAAGTTCCGGGAAGTGCAATTCGTGGATGTGCAGTTTCAGGCGCTCCCGCCGCGCGCGGTCGGCAAGTCGGCGAACGGTAGCGCGAGCCGCAATGCGTCGACGGTCAAGAAAGGCGAGCAAAGCGCGAAGCCGACCGCTGCTGAAATCCAAAGGAAAGGCGGCGCGCTCTATAAGGGCCTTCGTTCAGTTGGATTTTTCGGAGGCCCATGATGCAAACAATCCCGCTTGACGCCATCCCGAACCAGTCCCTATACGTCCGGCTTGACGGGCTGCGCTACCTGATCGAATTGAAGGAAACGAACGGCGTCATGTCCGCGACGATCGATCGCGGCGGCGCGCGGCTCGTGACCGGAGCGCGCTGCGTCGCCGGCTACCCGCTGCTACCCCATCGCTATCTGTGGGAGGGGTTCGGGAACTTCCTGTTCGTCGCTGACCCCGGCGTCATCCCGTACTTCACCGACTTCGGATCATCGTGCTTGCTGGTCTATTCGAGCGCTGCGGAGATCGCCGATGCCGTCGTTTGACCCGCGCATTCTCCGGATCGGTATCGAGGTCGACGGCCAGCTGCGGACCTATGACGGGCTGTGGGCAACGGCCAACATCCAGAAGTTCGCGAACCCGCTGCAGAATGAGGCCGAAGTCAAGATTGCGAACCTGTCGCGCGACGTGCGCGATTACCTGCTGACCGAAACCAGCCCGTTCAATCAGTCGAAGAAGCCCAGGCGCATCATCGTCGAAGCCGGCCGGGATTCGATCGGTGCCTTCCGGATCTTCAGCGGCGACATCACCGAATGCTCACCATCGCAGCCGCCGGACATCACGCTCACGATCAAGGCCAAGACGAAACAGGCCGACAAGGGGCTCGTGGTGTCCGTGTCTCAGGGCGCGCAGGAAAAGCTGTCCGTGATCGCGAAAGGCGTCGCCGCGTCGCTTGGCCTGTCGCTGGTGTTCGAGGCGCAGGACAAGATGGTCTCGAACTACTCGTTCACGGGCGGCGCGCTGAAACAGGTTTCCAAGTTGGGCGACACCGGCAACGTCAACGCCTACGTCGACGACGACCGGCTGATCGTGAAGGATTACAACGTGCCGCTCGCTCAGGCGACACACGTGCTGAGCAAGTCGTCGGGGCTGGTCGGGATTCCCGAGACGACCGAGCAGGGCGTGAAAGTCAAATACCTGCTTGATCCGAGGTCGCAGCTTGGCGGCGAGCTCGAACTGGAGACCGAAATATACAAGGCCATCAACGGTAAGTATGTGATTTATAAGCTATCCTATGAGCTGGCAAGCCGCGACACCGCATGGTATTGCGTCGCGGAATGCAAGCGCAAAGGGGCGAAGTGATGGCCGAAAACATCCCGAGCAAAGACCCGGCAGACGACGATTCGTTTCCGGGCATGCTGCGTTCGGTCATGCGCAAGATGGCGATGAACACCGACGGCATGCTCCCGGCGACCGTGATCGCCTACGATCGCGACACCAATACGGCAACCGTGCGCCCGATCGTGGCGCTGCTGACGACGGGCGGCGATATCGTGCCGCGTGCGTCTGTGGCGCGCGTGCCCGTGCTTGCGCTGGGCGGCGGCGGGTTCGTGGTCAATTTCCCGCTGCAGGCCGGCGACCGGGGATGGATCGAAGCCAGCGATCGGGACATCAGCTTATTCCTGCAGGGCATGCAAGACGACCTCGCCCCGAACACTCGCCGGCTGCATTCGTTCGAGGATGGGCGATTCATCCCGGACGTGTTCGCCGGATACGACGTGGGCGAAGTCGGCGCCGACGCGATGACGATCCAATCTCTTGACGGCGCCGTGCGCGTCGAGCTGTCGCCGGCCAGAATCCGCATGGTCGCGCCCGACGTGCTGATCGATGCCGACAACACCCGGATCAACAGCAACATCGAGACGTTCGGCACCCTGAAAAACAACGGGGTCAACGTCGGATCAACCCATACCCACGGCGGCGTCCAGACCGGCGGCGGAAACACGGCAGTCCCGAACCCATGACCCGAACCCTCGCCAGCAACGCCGAAAACGATCTCGTCGTCGACTCCGCCGGCAACCTGTCCGTGTGGACCGACCTGTCCGCCGTGGCCGCCGACTGCCGAAGCGCCATGCAAGCGCAGCTTGGGGAGATGGTCTATGCGCAGAATCGCGGCATCCCGACGCTCGCGACCGTGTGGGACCGCTACAACCCCGCACAGTTCGAGGCCGCCGGCCGTCGCGCGCTGCTGCGCATTGCCGACGTGACCGGCGTCGAGTCGCTGATCGTGGTCCGGGATGGCGGCGTGGTGCGCTACACTGCCACCATCCGCACCCGCTACGGGGAGACCGCAATCGATGCCGCCCTATGAGTTTCTGACGCTCACCGGGACGATCGTTCCCGACACGGCCGACTTGCTGGCCGAAGTGCAGGCGGAGTTCCGCGCGGCGCTTGGTGCCGACCTGTCCGTTGATCCGGAAACGCCGCAGGGCGTGTTGATCACGGGCGAGGTGCAATCTCGGGCAGCAGCGGCGGCGAACAATGCCGCGCTGGCGAATCAGATCAATCCGGAGCTGTCCGGGGGCGCGTTCCTTGACGCGCTTTGCTCGCTGCTTGGTCTGGAGCGCGCATCCGAGACGAGGACGCTTGTCCGTGACGTGGGCATGTTCGGGCAGCCCGGCGCCGTGATCCCGGCGGGGTCGCGCGCACGCACCGATGCCGGCGATGTGTTCGCTGCGGTCGGGACGGTGATCCTACCGGCCGGCGGGTACGCGGAAACGGACTTCCTGTCTGTCGAAGGCGGCCCGATCCCTTGCGCGCTTGGGGCACTGACGAACATCGTCGACGCGGCGCTCGGCTGGGAAACCGTCGTCAACGGAAACGCTGGCATCCCCGGCACCGGGCTACAGTCCGACGAATCGCTGCGATCCCTGCGCCGGCTGACGCTGGCGCGGCAAGGTCTGGCGACGCCCGAGGCTGTCATTTCGGCGCTGTACTCAACCCCGGATGTTCGGTCACTGACGTTCCGTGAGAACGTGACCTCGTCGACGCTGGTCATTCCGGACGTGATCACCATGGGCCCGCACTCCATCTGGGTCTGCGTCGACGGCGGAACCAATGCCGATGTCGCGCTGGCACTGCTGGCCAACAAGACGGCCGGCGCCGGCTGGAATGGGCTGGTGTCCGTGACGGTCACGGAGCCGTCCAGCGGGCAGGATTACGACGTACTGTTCGACCGGCCGGGCGCGATTGATATGGCCGTCCGGGTGACGGTTCGCCGGGGGCAGTTCGTCGGCAACATCACGGAGACCGTGCAAAATGCAGTCATCGAGTACGCAGCCGGGGCCATTCCGGGCGAGCGCGGATTTATCGTCGGCGGCAACGTATCCCCATATGAGATTTCCGGGGCCGTCGCTCGCCGCGCGCCGTCGCTGTTCGTCACGAAGGTCGAGGTTGGCAACGCCGCGACCGGCATTTTCCAGCTGGACGAATTCGTGATTGCCTTGAATGAGGTCGCTCAGATTTCAATCGGATCGATCATCGTCGTCGAGGTGTCGTGAACACGATCCAGCCATTCGACTACTCGGTTGACGTGCTGCGCGGGCTGCTGTGGCAGCACAATCGCGCGCTCGCGCTGCGGTCGATTCTGGAACAGAAACAAAGCTGGTACACGGCCAGTCACACGCAATTCTGGGAGGATTGGCTCCGCGACGTGTTCGACCTCCGCACGGCCAATGCGTTCGGGTGCCAAGTGTGGGCGCGCATCCTCGGGCTTCGGTTGGCGCTGCCGCCCGCTGCTACCGACCAGCCGGCTTTCGGTTTCGGCGAGTTCAACCAGAATTTCGATCACGCGCCATTTGGGCCAAGCGGCCCGGACTCTGTGCAGCTGACGGTCGAGCAGCAGCGGATCGCGCTGCGGCTTCGATATTTTCAGCTTGTTTCTCGTGGCAATGCGTTCGATACAAACCGATTCCTGCGCTACGTTTTCGCGGATCTCGGGCTCGTTTATGTGCGCGACAATCTCGACATGACGATGACCTACGTTTTCACCTTCATTCCAGACCCTCGCCTGCTGTTCGTGATCCAGCAATACGACCTGCTGCCGCGTCCGTCGGCGGTCGGCGTCAACTACGTCACGACCGCGCGCGAGGCGTTCGGATTCGGCGAGTTCAACATCAACTTCGACAACGCCACGTTCGGCAATCCCAACCTGTAGGCCAAGACCATGCCCAAGTTTTTCATTCAATCCTTCGCGACTGCGGGCGACAAGACGGCGATTCCTGAGCCGGTACAGGTATCCGGATCGGTCAGCTACAACCAAGGGTTCGGGTTCGATTACGAGCGCGATCAGGCGACCGACCCGCTGGCGAAAGATGTGCCGCGACGAGAGTCGAACCAGCTCTATTTCGACATCACCGATAACCTCGGATTCTGGCAGCGCAACGGTGCGCCGGTATGGGTTACGTCGGCGGAGAATGGCGGGTCGCCGCTGGCCTATGGTGCCGGCGCGATCGTGCGCTGGCGGGCAACGGGTGGCGATCCGTACCGAACCTATGTCTCGCGAGCGGACGCAAACACGGCGCTCCCCAGCGACGCAGCGTCGTGGCAGCTGTTCAACTACC